AGAACCGGGAAGAGTGAGAACAAGGAAATCTCTTATAGGTGGCAATACTGCTACCGGATAGATCATAACAACAGGAGAATTATATGCAGACTAATGCGAAACCCATTAATGAGAAACAATCGTACATCAAGAGAATAAATCTGTTAAGGACTGAGCGTACTTCGTTCATCTCTTGGTGGAGAGACCTTTCAAAGTATTTGTTATCTCATCGAGGAAGATTTCTTGTCAGTGACCGTAACAAAGGGATCAGGCGTGATAGAGAGCAGATCAACAATACTGCTCGTTTAGCAATACGAACTCTTGCTTCAGGAATGATGGCTGGAATTACTTCCCCTGCTCGTCCATGGTTCCGATTGGCTCTGAGTGAAAAGTCACTCATGAAAGTCATAGAAGTTAAGATGTGGTTAACAAAAGTGGAAGGATTGATACGTGAGATTTATAATCAGTCAAACACTTACAATAGCCTGCATTCACTTTATGAGGAACTCGGTGTTTTTGGGACAGCTTCCATGGGAGTATATGAGAATTATGAAAATGTGATTCGTTGTAAACCTTATACCATTGGTAGCTACATGCTTGCGCTTGATGGTAATGATATGGTCAACACATGGACCAGAGAATACCAGTTAACCGTTGCACAGCTTATTGAGAAATTTGGTTATGAAAATTGTAGCTTGTCAGTACAGAATCAGTGGAACAATGGTAATATAACAAATTGGGTAGACCTTTATCACATAATTGAACCGAATGATGATAGAGATCACATGAAACCTCTTGCTCAATATAAAAATTTCAAAAGCTGTTATTTTGAAAAGTCACAAAAGAACCGGGACAATAAGTTCTTACAGAAGAGCGGTTTCAATGATTTTGCTATAATGGCTCCGAGATGGTCTGTTACCGGGGAAGATGTTTATGCTACATCATGTCCCGGAATGGTTTCTCTTGGTGATGTCATGATGCTTCAGACAGCAGAAGAGATGAAGTATGAGGGTATTGAAAAGCAGATCGATCCTCATCTTCTTGCAAGTGCAAACATGCGTAGTGCTTTAAATAATGAACTGCCACCGGGTGAAGTAAGTTTTGTTGACGATCCTGACAAGGGACTTATACCGGCTTATCAAGTTCAACCGAGGATTGATTTTCATGTAGCAGATATTAAGGAGATTGAGGAAAGAATCAATAAGGCATTTTATGTAGACCTTTTCCTGATGCTTGCGAATACAGACCGCAGGCAGATCACAGCGAGAGAGATTGCAGAACGGCATGAGGAAAAATTACTTATGCTTGGTCCTGTTCTTGAAAGACTACATAACGAGTTACTTGATCCGTTAATAGATCGTACATTTAATATTGGATTAAGGGCAGGTATATTTGATCCGATTCCTGAAGTTCTTAAAGGAAAAGATTTGAAGATCGAATACATTTCAGTTCTTGCTCAAGCACAGAAGATAGTGGAGATTCAAAAGCTGGAAAGTGTTGCAGGGTATGTGGGACAGCTTTCACAAATATGGCCTGAAGTAAGAAATAAGTTTAATCCTGCTGAAAGTATTGACGCATATGTTGAAGCTGTTGGTGCTTCTCCTAATGTGATTAAAACACCGGAGCAGTACAAAGAAGCAATAGAGAAAGAGGAGCAGGCAGTTAAAGAGCAACAGCTTGCAGAAGCTGGTCCAGCCATGGCTAAGTCAGCCAAGGATTTATCTGAGACAGATACAGGCGGTAAGAACGCTTTAACTGATATGATGGAACAAGCCGATGCGGGGGCCTTATAATATGGAAACTTACGAAGAGAAGAAGAAAAGAAAAGAGGAATCACAAAGGCAACAGAAGATAAAGATTGCTCAGGATTTGGATGATACTAAGTATGTCATGTGTGATGAGAGGGGTAGACGTTTTGTAAGTAAGTTGATTGCCAGAGCCGGTGTATATGGAAACAGTTTTACCGGGCAAAGCAACTCGACTATGTTTAATGAGGGTGCTCGGAGAGAAGGTCTGAGGTTGTTGAAAGAAATTAAAGACCTTGTTCCGGGATTTTATTTAACAATGTTGAAAGAAGAAATGGAAGAAAAGGAGAGGAAAAATGACTGAACCAAACGGAGACGGCACTCCAACAAACAGTCAGGAACCAGCAGGACAGAACGAACCGGGGAAAGACCCTAATAACCCGAACAACAATCCCGATATTAATGATCCGGGACCGGGGAATGAGCCGGGGAACGAACCGGGAAAAGAGCCTGCAAACCAAGAACCCACAGATGGAGCACCGGAGACTTATACTGATTTTAATTTCCCGGAAGGAGTGCAAGTAGACGATGCGCTTATGAGTGAGGCAACGAAGGTTTTTAAGGAACTCGGATTGTCTCAGGAATCAGCGCAAAGGGTAGTTGACCTTCAGATCGGGGCTATTCAGTCACATCAGGATTCGGTAATCAAAACAATGGACGGATGGGAAGCGGAACTCAAGGCTGATAAGGATTTTGGGGGAGATAACTTCGATGAGAACATATCTGTAGCTAAGAATGGTGTGGATAAACTCAATATTGAAGGCTTGTCTGATTTTCTTGAACGCTCTGGTTTAGGTTCCAATCCTTTTATTGTGAAAGCATTTTGGGCGATTGGTAAGATGATGAAAGAAGATAGCCCGGGTGCAGGAAATCCCCCTAATCAGGAGAAAAGTAGAGAGGAGAGAATGTACCCCGATGACAAACCACGAGAATAAAAGGAAGGAGTAAATTATTATGGCAACATTAGGAAACAAATTTGTTGATTTGATTGATGTTTATAAAGAACAAAACCCGGATGGTAGCGTTGCTGATATTATAGAAATGTTGGCAGAAATGAATCCTATACTGGATGACGCTATAGCTGTTGAATGTAACCAAGCTACAAAACATCTGCATACTGTACGTACTGGACTGCCCTCTGTTGCATGGGGTATGTTATACAAAGGTATACCTCAGAGCAAAAGTACGAAAGCTCAGGTAGAAGATACCACAGGGTTTGTAGAGGGCCTGTCCACAGTGGATACCAGACTGCTTGAACTTGCCAGAAATCCCGGCAATCTGCGGATGAATGAAGGTAAGGCTTTTCTGGAGTCTATGTCTCAAGAAGGTGCTACCAAAATCTTTTACGGTAACACCGCTTCAGACCCGGAACAGTTCCTTGGTTTTGCCCCGAGGTTTAACTCACCTACTGCTCAGAACGGCAGTCAGCTTGTTGATGCCGGTGGAACAGGTGATGATAACACATCCATCTGGTTCGTCACATGGGGTGAGAACCAGTGTCACCTGCTTTATCCGCAGAACACGATGGCTGGTATTGATCGTCAGGATAAAGGTGAACAGCGTGTAGAGGATGGTGACGGTAATCCTTACTACGTAAAAGAAGAACTGTTCAGATGGCATCTTGGCCTTGCTGTTAAGGACTGGCGTTATGTTGCACGTATCTGTAACATTGATGTATCTGACATGGCAGATAACTCTGTTGCCCTGTATGACTATCTCCGGTCAGCATATTACAAACTGTGGAACCGCAGAGTAGCCGGTGGCAATATTGCTATTTACTGTAACCGTGACGTTATGGAGAGCCTTGATGCTCTGGCAACAAACGCAGGCGCAAGTGATGCCTTCATCAGATTGAAGAGCGGAACAGATATTCAGGGTAAAGAAGTTCTTACTTACCGTGGTATTCCGATCCGTGAAACAGATGCTCTGGTGAATACAGAAGAAGCAATAAGCTTTTCATAAAAGATGAGAACGGTAACAGACGTATTTAATTTTTAATTTTAAAATAAATGGAAGGAGTAAAAAATGATTTTTAGCGCAGAACAATTATTTTCAGAAGATCAGGCGATCACCGTTACTGCCATCAGTGAAAATGTTATTGATACTGGTGTGAGAGGAACCCCTTATGGTGGGGCTTCCGCTCTTGAGGGTGATGTAGGAAAAGGCAATCCTGTTTGTGTTCTTGTACAGGTTACAGAAGATTTTGCCACTTTAACAAGTCTTACGATTGCTATTGAATGTGATGAAGCAGTGGGTCTTGATGATGATCCTACAGTTTTAACTTCTGTCACCATAGCAGTAGCTGATCTTGTGGCTGGCAAACAGATTCCTGTTCAGTATCTGCCTAACGAGTGTACTAAACGATATCTTGGAGTCAGGTACACTGTTACTGGATCGGATGCAACCGCAGGAACTGTACAGGCTGGTATCACTATGGGTAACCAGACCAACATCCATGGCGTTTAATTGAAGCGTCATAATTAATGTCCTGAAGAGGGAGTTTAACCGCTCCCTCTTCATAACCTTTTAATGAGGAGAAAATAATGCCAAAATACAAAGTTAAGAAAGCATGTTTTTGCGGAAATACTTACCGGGTTCCGGGAGACCCGAGACATGATCCTTATATAACAGATGAACCAATAGACCCGCTCCCATCTTATCTTGAATTGATCGAAGATGATATACCTACAGCCCCTGCTCCGGGGCCGGGACCGTTACCAGAAGGAGAAGGATCACAACCAACGCAACCAACGCAACCAACGCAACCAACGCAACCAACGCAACCGGTTTCAGGTGATAATGTTGCGCCTCGAAAAGAAGATGATAAACCAGACTTCATGGGAGATAAAGTTGATGAGGGTAAAACCAATACTGACACTGGTGTTACTACTCTTGATGCATAAGGAGAAAAGCCGTGGCTACACAACTTGAAATATGCAATATGGCTCTCGGTCAGTTACGAGCACGAGACATTACAGATATA